TGGGACCGGATCGGTGCCCTGCCAGTGGAGATCCGGGTGGAGGTGGCGTCGCTGATCTGCTGCTGCGATGCTGGATACCGGGAGCGTCTCGTCGAGCAGCTGCTCGAGGCGGACGCGGAGTACCTCCCGATCCGGAATGCGGAGCGCGATGAGCGGCTGCCGGCATGGGCCGCGGCCGACCTCGGCCCGATGCTGCCGGGGATGGCGCTGGCAGGAGGAGATGACATTTACGGCCCCGATGGGCGGAACTGGCTGGGCGACCCGGTCGGTCTGCAGGACCAAAACCCCAATCGATTCGACTCATGAACGACGAGTACGATCCTGAAGTGGATGATGGCTGGCTGACTCCGAGGTCGCGGAAGGAGCGGGTGGGCTGCCTGATGCTCCTGCTGTGGTGCCTGTGGTCGGCGCTGTGTGGAATCTGGAAAATCGCCGAGATCGTCGGCCAACTCTGCTGCGGATCATGAGCCGGAACATCAATGATGCGCAGCTGCAGGAGCTGCATCGGTGGCAGAAGTGGGTCCTCGCGGATCGGATGGCGCAGCACGGGGTGACCGTGCTGAGTCAGGAGCCCGATGGCGGGATCGTCCTGGGCAAGGGGGCCGTCACGGCCCGGATCCCGGGCGCGGCCACTGTGGCCCAAGCGCTGCGCTGCGCGGAGTCTGGCCTGCTGGATCTCCCGCTGCAGGCGGAGCGATGCGACCGGATTCCTTTATGGGTCTGCGTCCTGCTGTGGCTGCTCGTCGCCGCAATCGTGTGGGGCGGGATGTGGCTGGGCGGGATCTTCCTGGCCGCTGAGGGTGCCTATCACTACGGGGAGGGGATGCGATGAATGCATTCTCGATCTCGGTGCTCTATGTTTTTGAGCGTGCGTCTGCACTGGCTGACGATAAGCCTGCAATATCCGTGAACCATCTGGTTGGCGCGATACTTGAGCGGGCAACGTCCCATACTGCCGTGCGGCGCGAGGACGTGGTAGTCTCGGAACTGTTCGCGAAGGCGGGTCTCAAATGGGATGACGAGACGCGGAAGGCTCTTGGGATCGTGACCGCTGAGGAAAAGGCCGAGATGAAAGAGCGGGCCGAGTTGGCGCGGCTGCGGGCCAAGTATCCGGAGGACTGACCATGGACACCGCTACAGCCATGAAGGCCGTGGAGGCCATGAAAGCGATGCTGCCTCAGCTGCAGGAGGCCCTGCGCGAGAAGGTGACGCAGACGGCGGTCGACGGCGGCGCGGCCGTCGCTGTGCGGCCGTGGAGTTTCCGCCACCCCCTCAAAGGCGAGACAGATCCGTGGTTCGGTTTGCATTACCACGAATGGCTCGGCCTGCGGAAGGAGGGATTTGCGGGCGTCTACACGACAGGGGATGCGGCATCCGGCAGGGCGAAGCTGATGATCATCTTTGATCGGGCAGCGGAGTATCTGGCGGCGAGGTCGGCGCAGCAGGCAGCCATGGGGATTGATCGGTCGGAAGCGACTGCGCCGATGCGGCGGGCGAAGGAGGGCGCGGCATGACGAAGGAGCAGATCGATGCCATCTGCGAATACGTCGACGGCCGCCGGGCCGCGGGCGATCGATGGGATGTCATCGAGGAGGCTCTGGCTGGCGGGGTGCCGGAGGAGACGCTGGAGAGGCTGCCGGAACTGCATCGCCGCTGGCAGCGGGCTCGGCGGTATGAGGCGCAGCAGGCTGTGGTGGGGGATTTACGCCAGGGGAATTCGGTCGGTGCCATTACGGTGGACTGGGCAGCAGCCGATGAGGCCGCGCTGAAGCTGGCGGTGTCGGCCGGCTCGACGGCGGATCCGACGCTGGCGGAGCGGGCCGAGGCGCTGCGGGTGATCGAGTACCTGCGGACCGGTCTGCTGCAGGAACGGTGGGGATGGAAGTTCTTGGCGCGGGTGCCGATCGATGACGATGCGCAGTGGGTCGACATGCGCGGGCCTGGGGAGGTGTGGCTGCGGGACGGTCGGCATGTGCAGTGGCGGGCCCGGGGGGTGGTGGTGCGGGATGCTGGCGGGGCGGCGGTCCTCGCATGGGGCGAGGCGCGGGTGCGGAGGATCATTCCGGCCGGCGAGCGGCCAAAGGGGTCGTTCTCGCGGGATCCGCGGAGGCATCTGCAGATCGAGCGGATGGAACTGGATGCGGCGGTGGTCGACCCGCGGGAGATTTCGGCCCGGCTGGCCGCGCTGATCCACACATTTCTGGGCAGCGCGGGGAGCCCATGGCGGAACAATGCGGAACTGGCCGGGGCGCTCGGGGTCTCGAGGCAAGCGATCCAGATGAGGAGGAAGCGGCTGATGCGGGCTGCGGGCGCCCGGGCCGGGGAGGGCCTGCGGAGTGTGCAGGGGCTTTGATTTTCCGGGCTCAATCCGAGCCCACCAAACCAACGAAAACAAACGACGATATGACTGAGATCACTGATGATGAAGCACGGAAGGCGGAAATCGCTGCAGCGGCCCAAGTGGATGCGGCGGAACCTGTCGAGGCGTCCGCAGAGCCGGAAAAGCCGAAGCGGAAGCGGGCGGTGAAGGCGGCGGCGGAAGAGGCTGGGCAGTCCGATGATGTGCTGAGCTGGAGTGGCCCCACGGCATTGCTGCGCGCCGCATTCCAGCGGGTCGGCAAAGCGGCGGGGAAGAACAACTCGCTCCCCATCCTGCGGTGCGTTGGGCTCCGGTGGGATGTGTTCGGCCTGAGCATGCATGCGACATCTCTGGATGTGCATGCTGAGCAGAAGGTGGCGGAGGACGACGATGTCCAGTTGGCTGGCAGTGGCGGTGTGGCTGTCGAGGCGGCCGCCTTTGGGAAGCTGCTGGACCGTGCGGGTGAGAAGATCAAGATCATCCATGAACGAGGCAAGCGCCTGTGGATCGGGAGCGACAACTGGTTTGCTGAGCTGTGCGTCCTCTCCATCGAGGATATGCCGCCCATGCCGAAGGTGGATGGGCAGGGGGTCTATTTCCCGAGTCGGGCGCTGAAGAAGATGCTGAAGGCGGTGTACGGAGCCGCGTCGGCGGACTCGACGCGGTACGTGCTCAATGGGGTCTGCTTTGAGATGAAAAGCTCTGGTGGGCCGGGCCGCGATGAGGTCATGGATCTGCGGATGGTGGCGACTGATGGGAAGCGGTTGGCAACGATCGCCACGACTGTGCAGGCGCTCGCTGGTAGCTGGGTAGGGTTTGGCGATCTGCTGGGTTTCTGGAAGTCCGATGAAGGCGCCAAGGTCATCGCTCCGAATGCCCTGGTGGCATTCCTCCTGGCGACGCTGAGCGGGAATGAGAAGACGGCCGCGGGCTTCGGCCTGGTGACGGTTCCGGAGCCGGGTGGGAAACCTCCGCGGGTTGTTGCGATGTGGTTCTGCGAGGAAGGATTCAGGGTCTGGGGCAAGGTGGTCGACGGGGAGTATCCCGCATGGCAGAAGGTGGTGCCGCGGCCGAGCGGCGAGGATGTCGTGCTGGACGTCGAAAAATTGGTGGAGGCCGTCGGCCGCGCGGAAGTGCTGGCCGGGGGAAAGAACAACTCGGTGCAGCTTCAGCTCGAGGGCCGGATTGTGAGGGTGGAGGGGAATGAGGCCGACCGGGGGATGTGGCGGGAGTCGGTCCGGATGATCTCGGAGGAGACCAAGGTGGAGAAGGTCTGCCGGGTCGCGCTCAATCCGGACTACGTGCCGATCCTGTCGGGTACTGGTCAAGGGACGCTGGACATCGGGCATGCGAGAACCAATGGGCCACTGGTCTGGAAGTCGTCGCTGCCGGTGACGGAGGCGTGCGATGCGACGTTCCAGTACGTGCTGATGCCGATGAGGGTAGAGGGGGGTGCGGAATGAAAGTGGCGAAGCTGCAAGTGATCGTCCGCATGGTTTCGCCCGGTTTGGCGGCAGAGCGGATGGAGATCGAGAACACGTTCCCGCTCGATGATGCGCGGCAGCGGTATCTCGAGCTGATAAAGCAGCTGTTCCCGGTAGCCCAGCCGCTGCTGGCGAGCGCTCCGGGGGATGTCACTGAAAAGCCATGCTGCCACTACTGCGGAGCGAATCTGTTCAAGGGGTGGTGGCCACGGGGCGCGTCCGTGGCGGGGGGTGAAGCGGAGGAGATCCACTGCATTGAATGTGGCCAGAAGACGGTGGTGACATATATGGCGGCCATGAAGTTCTTGGTGCGGGAAGGGGGTGCCGAATGAACGTCGACCACAAAGGCATGTACCCGCCGGCGGCCGCACGGACAGTCGGCGATCGGATCGGTTGGCTCCGGCTGTGCTGGTCGAAGGGGCCAGAGAAGGCCCCGATGACGAAGCGGGATTTCGCGCGGCTGGCGGAGATCTCGGAATGCACACTCAAGGACATCGAGAACGGGAACAGGGTGCCGCAGGGCGCGACGCTGGACCGGATCTGCGCGACGCTCCGGGTCCCGAAGAAGCTGCTGACGGTGCCGATGAAGAAGTGGCTCGAGGTCGTGAAGGCAGCCGGGCTGCAGTCGCGACCGCTGAATGGCCGTCGGACATCGAAGGCCCCCCGGGACTGCTACGACACCGGAGCGCAGTGGGCGGGCACGGTGGCGGAAAGGAGGCGAGCATGAGCGACTGGAGGAAGGCACCGAAGGTGTGCGAAAACGCCAAGTGCGGAGCGACGTTCAAGCGAACGAGCGACGAATCCATGTCCACTTGGAAAAAGCGGCAGTATTGCTCGCCGAAGTGCGCGGCGGACGCCCGATGGGAACGCATCAGGGCAGCGAAGAAAGGGGGTGCGCTGTGAGTGCTGGCGAGGAGACGGACCAGTGGTGCTGGGGGCCGCCATATAGTGGCGAAAGTAAGCCGTGCGGCTGCGGTGACGGGGACGGGATGGCCGTGCGGTGCGCAAAGCATTTGAATGAGCTGCAATCTGAAGTCACAGCCGAGGGCCTGCTGCGCGATGCGCTGGCGGCGCTTGAGGCTCGAGGAAGGGAGTACGATCCGGAGCGTGGCCGTGAGCGGTCGATGCCGGAGATCGTGCGGCTTTTCAAGGAGGAGACTGGCATTGAGCTGAGTGACACGCAGGGCTGGCGATTCATGGTATGCGTCAAGCGGGCGCGGCTGCAGACGTCTCCGGGCCATCGGGATTCCATGGTCGATCTGGTGGCCTACGAGGCCCTCGGGATCGAGTCGGAAGCGAAGAAGGGAGGGCAGCCATGAGCAAGGGGTCAGACTCCATCACTGAGGCCGATGGAAAAATGGACACGAGCCTCGTGGGAAAACTTTACCACTACCGCGCTGAAGTGCTGCGGGTCGTGGACGGGGACACCTTCGAGGCCATGGTCGACCGGGGCGATTCCATTTGGAGCAAGAAGACGATCCGCATCCTCGGGATAGACGCCCCTGAAATGAAGGGGCCAAGCAAGGCGGCCGGACAGCAGGCCCGCAACTTCCTCGCGCTGCATTTGGCGAGCTTTGGAAACCGCCTCATCATCAAAACTCAGAAGGCGGACAGCTTCGGGCGCAGCCTCGCGGACTGCTGGACTTCTGACGGGTATTCCGTGGCCTGGTGGATGATCCAAAATGGGTTTGCCGAAGCAACAGACGAGAAAGGGAAGACGAAATGAGCGACGTCGTGGAAAGAGCGCGGAAGTACATGGCGCGGATGGATGCTGCTGTGAGCGGCTCCGGCGGCCATACGGCGACCTTCAAGGTGGCCGGCGCGCTCATCCACGGCTTCGCGCTCGAGTGGTCGGCTGCGTGGTCGCTCCTGCTCGAGTACAACGAGCGGTGCCAGCCGCGGTGGTCGACGAAGGAACTCGAGCACAAGCTGAAGCAGGCGAATTCCTGCGCTCACAAGCATCCTCGCGGGCATCTGCTGGGCGACCGGATCGACAGCAAGGGGCGGAGCGAGAAGGCCTCGGTGGCCGCGGCGGCGGCCGTCCCGGGCACGTCCATCGAGGATGCGCGGAACTGGAGGGAGTACGATCCGGAAGCGCTGCAGCGCGAGCAGCGGCCCGTGAAGATCGGCGCGCGGTGGTTGGCGCAGCGGTCGCTGGTGGATCCGGTGGGCCTGACTCCCGGGCGCTTCCTCGATGAGGTCCTGCTCACCGGGGACAAGGCACTCGTTTTTACCTCGGAGCGATCGCAGGGGCAGTACATCTATTGGCGTGCGCAGGATGTGGAGCGGCGGGGATGGTATGAGCTGGGAGACCGGAAGGGGCAGCCGGCGCGGTGGCTGGGCGGCATGGATGAAACGCCGCGGGCGATCGTTTCCGCGCGCTGCGGGGTCTGGTGGCTGGGGCAACCGGTGGACGGGCAGTGGCATCCGTCCGGCGAGAAGTTTTCAAGGAGGTCGGCGGCCTCGGTGGCGTCGTGGCGTCACATGGTCGTCGAGAGTGACGAGGAGGGCATCGAGGAGGCGTGGCTGAATCTGCTGGTGCAGATGCCGCTGCGGATCGTGGCGCTGTACACGTCTGGCGGTCGCTCGGTGCATGCCCTGGTGCGCGTCGATGCGCAGAGCAAGGCCAACTGGGATCTGCTGAGGGACTACCTCAAGCCTGTCCTGACAAGGATGGGAGCGGACAAGGGGGTATTCTCGGCGGTGCGTTTGACGCGCCTGCCGGGCTGCCTGCGGCGCGGCAAGGAAGGCCGAGAGGGAGGATACCAACCATTTCCGGAGCCCCGCATGCAGCGGCTGCTCTACCTGAATCCATTGGCCGATTGGACTCCGATCCAGTCGCTGCCGGTGCTGCGAGTTTCCCAAGTTCCCCATGAGTCAGAGTCCCGATCAACCGCCGCATGATGCCCGCAAGAAACAACTCCCGCCCGAGGTCGCTGAGGCCGTCAAACACCTCAGCAGCTACATGGCCGACGCGGGAGTCGAACTGCCCAAGGACATCGAGCAGGCTGTCCCTCAAATCTACCTCGGCGACCGGGTCGGTGAGTTGGCGCATGCATTGGCGCAGCATCTGAGGCATTCCGGCCTGTACCGGGCTGGTGAGGAACTGGTGACGGTCGATGAGGGGACGGGGCGGTTTCAGCTGATGAAGTCCGCGAGGTTCGTGTCGTGGGTGGATGACTGGGTCTCATTCTGGAAGACGTCCCACGGGGAGAAGAAGTTCGTCTCCCTGAACCGTCAGAAGGCCGAGGAGATCCTCGCGAGCGATGCGTTCCGCTGCAAGATTCCGATCATCAATGGGATCAATCCGGTAAAGCTGCCAGTGCGGCGCGGGGATGGCTCGGTGGTCCTCCTGCAGCCGGGGTATGATGCGGAGTCTGGCATCTTCACCCTGCGGGCTGGGCTGGACTACGATGAGGAAATGGATGCGGACGAAGCGCGGTCGTTCCTCCTCGAGATGCTGAAGTACTTTCCGTTCGGCGATCCAGAGCGGAGCCGAGCGGTGCACATCTCGGGGATGCTGACGGTTTTCTGCATGGGGATGATGCCGGCAGGGGCGCGGCCTCCGATGTTCGTCTGGAATGCGAATCAGGTGGCGAGCGGGAAGACGAGGCTGGCGCAGATGTGCCTGATCCCGGTCTTCGGCGGGGCGGCCGTAAGCGCCTGGTGGGAGAGGGTGGAGGACTTCAAGAAGGAACTGGACAGTGCCGCGCAGGACTTCGCGCCGTACCTGTTTTTCGATGATCAGTCGGGGCTGCTGAAGAGTGGCCTGCTGAACGGATGGATCACGAGCTCAAGGTGGTCGGGGCGGGTGATGGGGGGCAAGGATCGGTTCTCCGTTCCTCTGCGTGGGGTGACGCTAGTGACGGGGAATCAGTTGAGCTTCACCGATGACCTTTTCCGGAGGTCGCTTGTGTGTGACCTGTTCCAACCAGTCCAGTACGATCAGCGGACGCTGCCTGATGATGCGATCGACATGACGGAGGAGTGGCTGGCCGATGATGCCAACCGGGCGCGCATTCTGGCGTCGCTGTGGGCACTGGTGCGCAATGCGGAGATCATGGAGCAGCTGCGGCCGGCACAGCTGGCGCGGAAGATTGGATCATTCGAAGGGTGGTGCCGGGTGGTGCCGCGGATCGTGGTGCATGCCGTCCTGGGGGACCCGACGGAGAAGCCCGCGGACATCCAAGGGAATCCGCTGCTGGCCGATGCGCGGGAACTGGCGAAGCGGGCGCTCGATCAGCTGGTCGAAGGTCGGCAGGTGCATGCCATCAAGCTGGCGGATCTGGTGCCGATTGCGCGGAAGGCCGGGCTCTTCGTCGAGGCCCTCGGGACATGGGATGACGTCTACCGTGACCTCGATGCCGGGAAGGGCCGATGGAAGCCGGTGGAGCACACTGACGAGGACGGGGATGTGGTGCGCCGGGATCCAACGGCCGAAGACAAGAGGGAACAGGCTGCGGCCTTCCTCGACCGGCCGATGGCGACGAGGTTCGGCAGCGTGCTGAAGCGGCTGGTGAATGGGCTGATGTTCGTGGACAGCATGGGCCGGAACTACCAGTTCGGGAGCCGGGAGGGGGCGCGGCAGGCGACCTACTCGTGCGTGCGCCAGTAGAGGCGGCGACGGCCGTCGGCGGGTAGCAGGGGCACTCAGGGCGATCTGGGTGCCCTTTCCTTTGCCTGCAGACCTCCCGTTCCCTCGGTGTGGTGCGAGGTTCGCGGACGTCTGACAGGTGTGCGGTTTTGCGGATCGGAAGCGGCAAATCGACGCGCCGAGCGGTCGGCGCATGATGCGCATGGGGGGCCAAGGTGTGCAGAGGTTCGATGCAGGTTCGCAAGATTCTGGCCCGCAATCCCCTTAGAATGAATACATATGCAGTCCTTTCAGACCTGTGAACCTACTCTTGAGATAATCCAGAAAGCATTGAATCCGAGAAAAACGCGAAAGGACGTTCTTCAGGTCTGCATTTTGTCGGATTCCTCAAGGACGGTCGGGCAGGGCGTCGGGACATGTCGGGGCCCGGCGGGCAAAGGAATCTTTTGCGCGGGGTTTATGCGACGCGAGTTTCCCGACCCGCGATCAAACGGCGCGCCGGAATCCGGAAAAGTTTCTGTCGGCTTTGTCGTCGTGCCGTTTGACGCGGCGCGCATAGGGCATGGATCAATCGACTCTGTCTCCGCGGGAGGCTGCTGAGCTGCGGGCCCTCGAGGCTCTGGTCAGTCGTGGCAAGGTCCTACCGGACACGCGCGAGTGGGCGCGGTATCTCGAGCTGGTCGACCGCTCGGCTGGACCTGTGGCCGACCCGGCTCCGGCGGATGGGTTTCGGCTCGAGCCGGGCGCGGCGCATGTCCGCGGTACGGCTGCCTACCTGCATCTGTATTGCGAGGAGCGCTCGCTCGCCGTCGAGCGTCGGCTGCAGCGCTGGCGGAAGCTGGGCGCGGAACAAGGCATCCCGGCCCCGCTGGGCAATCCGGAGCAAATGATCCTCTGGTATCAGCAGATGCGCGAGGCTGGGCATCTCAAGCATGCCGTCCCTGAGATTCTGATCGAGGCTGCCGCGCGGGCCTCGGCTCCGCCGGCGCAATCGGCCCCGGCTCCCGCGGCGGCCGTCGCCGATCCGGTTCCTCCTCCGCCACCTCCGGTCATTGATGCGCCAGAGGTTGATCTCTCGACTCGGTCCGTCATCGCGAGGCTGCAGGATGACGAGGCCCGGCTGCATCAGCGCTACCTGCAGGCGGTCGCGACCGGGGAATCCGAGGCTGCGCAGGGAGTGCATCGCCGCCGGTGGTCTGAGGCATCGGAGCTGCTGATCATGCAGCGGTCCCGGGCCGAGAAAATGCGGGAGCTGCTCGATCCTGCCGAGGTCAACTCCGCCCTCGTCCGGTTCCTTCCGGCGCTCGCCCAGTCCATTGTGGCTGGGCTGGTTCCGCACGTCCCGCGGGACGTGGCCGTCGAGGCCGTCCGGTCGGCATTCGCGGCATCACCTGATACCATCAAAGACCTCCTCGTGGCATGAGCGACCGGCGCATCCATCTCGGCCTGGTGGGCAGCTGGATCGAACTGATCCGCTCGCATCCTGTCCTCGAGCCTGAGCCCCGCATCCGGGACTGGGTCGAAGGCCACCGACTCCCGATCCCGGCCCAGCACAACCGCATGGCTGCAGCCGCCGGGAAGGTCTGGGAATTCTCCCAGTTCTCTGTCCTCGCCGACTGGGTCTTCGAATTCCTCCGCGAGCCGACCACCGAAGTCGTCTTTGCCGACGGCTCGAAGCGACCGATCAGAAACCGCACCGCCTGCGTCATCAAAGACTCCCAGTCCGGCTGCTCATCCATCGCCCTCCATGGGCTGGCCTGGTGGGCAAGGTATCGAGGCGGCAACATGATCTTCGTGACCGACTGCCGGCAGCAGGCCCGCGACTTTGCCCGCGACCGTCTCTCGCCAGTCCTCGACGCATACCCGGAGCTGCGCGCCGAGCGGAATGAAAAGACCTCCACTGCCATGGCCCTCCGGTACTCCCGAGGGACCCTTTACCTCGGGGGTGGCCAGTCCGCTTCCGAATTCATCTCGAAGCCAGCCTCCATCAGCATCGCGGACGAAGTGGCGAAGCACGACCTCATCGATGGCATGCCGTCCCTCACCCTCCTCGAGGGCCGGATCACCGGCGACGACGACGCCCGCCTCCTCGCGTTTTCCACTCCGGACGACGCCCTCGATTACGAGGAGGACCCCATCACCGGCCGCCGCGTCCCGGTGGTGACTCGCGAGACCGTCATCCATTCCTCCTACCTCCGAGGGACGCAGGAGCGCTGCGAGGTTCCATGTCCCCACTGTGGCCACTGGCAAGAGTTGGTCTTCGAAGGTTTGCGTTTCGGCCACTGCAAGGAATCCCTCCCGTTCGCCGAGGCCGATTCGCGCCCGGTGTGGAATCGCGACCGCGTTCTCACCGAGACCTACTACGAATGCGCCGGCTGCAAAGAACGGATCGACGAATCCGCGAAGGGCGACATGATCGCCCGCCGCCGGTTCGTCGCCCAGAACCTCAGTCCCGCCGTCGCGCATCGCTCCCTCGCGGTTTCCTCCCTGCTGAATCAAGCCTTCGCGTCCCGACGCTGGGGAGCCATTGCCAATGCCTTCATCGATGCCAGCGAGGCTGGATCGGAGGCCAGCATCAAAGCCTTCCACACCGAGTTCCTCGGCCGCCCGTTCGCGCGCTACCAGACCAAGCGGCCCGCGGACGAAGCTGTCGCCAAGCTCCGCCGAGGGTACCGCCGACTCAAGTGGGATGGTCAGCCAGCACTCACCATCCCGCTCAATTCCGCAGAGATCCGCTTCCTCGGCCTCACCGCCGACGTGCAGCGGGGGCAGGGGAATGACGTCGGCCAGATCGGCGAAGTGAAATGGGCGATCTTTGCCGCCGGGTGGGACGGATCCGAATGGGTCCTCGACTGGGGGACGGTCCCGGAACTCGAGGACCTCCCATCCGTCATCGAGGCCCGGCCGTTCAAGGATCGCGACGACCCGGACAATCCGTGGACCGTCGCCATCGCCTGCATCGACACCGGGTATCGGGAGGACCTCGTGACCGGCTTCCTCGCAGCCATGGGCGGGTCGACGCATGGCGGATCCACCCGGTGGGTCGGCATCCGCGGGCGGTCCGCCGCGACCGACCGCATGGCTCGGGTCTCTCCCCGATGGACCAAGGAATATCAGGGCCGCACCGCCTTCGGCGAGGCATGCCTTGTCCGCCTCATCGGCATCAAGGCCGACCACTGGGAGCACGAGCTGCACATCGAGCGGATCGCCAAGGCCGCCGACGGCCGGAGCACCCGGCCCGCCATCCATCTGCCCATCGACACGCCAGACGACATCCTCGCCGAGATTGGCAACATGGAGCACTTCTACGACAAGCCCAACAAGGGCAACGTCCGCGAGCTGCGATGGCGGAAGCGCAACGCCGCGCGCCCCAACGACATGGCCGACCTCCTCAAGTACGGCCTCGTCCTCATCCATGCCGTCGAGCAGGACGAGCAAACGCAGGTTTGACCCCGCCCGCAAAGGACATGCCAGCCGATCCCTCCACCGTCCGCGCTCTCGCGGAAACCTACTCCGCCGAGGACATTGCGGGCATCCGCAAGGTGGCCCTCGATGTCCGCATGGAAGGCGGCACCACCACCCGGAACTACGAGGGCTCCTCGATGACCATCAGCATCGAGAACGCAGGCCAGATCATCGAGGACTGCAATGCCGCGCTCGATTACCTCAAGCAATCCTCCACCGGGGCAAATCCTGATCTCGTGCGCAGCCCGGTCAATTCCGGAGTCGACTTCTCCTTCCGACGCATCCAATGACCCCACCATCCGACATCGCAGAAGAGATTGCCCCTGCGGCATGGACGTCCGGCATCGCCTCGGCCGACGACTCGCAGGATCGCGGATACATCTGGTTCCCGAATCTCTCGGGAAAGCAGCAGTTCAAGGAATACACCCGTCGCGAAGCCCGCCGCCGATCCCAGTGGGCAGCGTGGAACATCCCGCCGGCGCGCAAGGCCACCCGCGACCTCGCCCGATGGGTCGGATCCATCAGCATCCGCCCAGCCACCACCGATCCGGTTTTCAATGCTGCCCTGCAGGAGTGGTGGACCGAGACCTACGAGCGCAGGCCGGGAGCCTACGACGCCACCGGGAAATTCACTGCTGCCGAGTTTTTGACCAATGCCCTTTTCAGCACATTCCGCGACGGGGACATGCTAGCAGTCCATGCCACCGATGCCACCGGCGCGCCCATCGTGGTGGCGGTCGAGTCTGCTCTCGTCGACAATCCGACGCGTGGCGCAGGCGACGAATGGAGCGACGGCGTCCGCCTCGGCCCCAACTACCGCCACCTCGCTTACAACATCCGCTCGGAATCGTCCTCCGGCTCCGATGTCGTCATTCCAGCCGCCGCGGCCCACCTCTTCGCGAACTACGAGACCCACTCATCGACGCGCGGGACCCCGGCCCTCATCCACGCGATCAGTCAGATCCTCGACTACCGGGAAATCGACAACGACCTCCGCAAGATCCTGAAAGTCCACGGCCTCTTCGGGCTGGTCGTCGAGCGTCAGGCCGGAGCCGTTGTGGCAGACATCAATCCGCTCTCGGGCAAAAGCCGCATCGACAATCTGGCCGAGGGCGGCACCCGGCCCATGCCCGGGGTTCCGGCATCTGCCAGCATCCCGCGGAAGATCAACGAGGTCGTCGACCGGGGCGAGATTGCCAATCTCCCGCCAGGCGCCTCGATCAAGGCGCTCACCGACGGCCGCGATTTCCCGTCGCAGGCGGCTATCAAGAACGACATCTACGCCCAGATCGCCATGGGCCTCGGGGTCCCGGTGGAGCTGCTGTTCATGCTCGACAAGCTCACCGGCCCCGGGGTTCGCTTTGTGCTCCGTCAAGCGCAGGAGTGGCGGCTCACATGGCTCGACAAGCAGGTGGGCTTCGCCGTCGTCGACTACATCCGCCGCGTCGAGTATGCCATCCGCACCCGGCAGGTCCCACGGCCCAAGGACCCTCGGTGGTGGCGGCATGCCATCAACTACCCGCGCAGCGTCACCATCGACGAAGGCCGCGACGCGGCCGCCCAGCGCAGCCGACTCGAGACCGGCCTCACCACATGGGCCATGGAATACGGCGAGCAGGGCGAGACGTGGCAGGACCAGATCAAGCAGAGGGTCGCGGAACTCAAGTTTGCCCAGGAGCAATGCGCCGCGGCCGGCATCGACCCCTCCCTCCTAATGCCATCGGCAGGGTCTCCGCCGCCTCAATCCTGACTGTCACACATCTGTACCAACTTTTTCCGATGACCCTGCAAAATATCGAAAATTTCCTCTCCGCTTTCGGCCTCGCTTCTCTGGCCAGCCATCCGGTCGCCGTCGACGTCCCCATGCTTATGCAGGACTACCTCGCGGGCCGTGTCCGCATCCGGGCGGAATCCTCGCGCGGAGCAGCTGATGAAGATGTCCAAGGCCATCCCAACGCTCTCCGCCTTCTGCAGCTGGGCGCGCGGGTCGTCGCCATCCAGCCCATCAATGGCGTCATCGTCTCCGGTGCATCTCCCGAGATGGAAGACTGGTATGGCGTCTTCAACCTCGACCGGATCCATCAAGCAGTCCGCACGGTGGCGAGCAATCCGCAGATCTCCGCCCTCATCCTCCAGCTCGACACACCTGGCGGATCCGTCCTCGGCCTCCGCGCCGCAGCCGATGCCCTCCGCAGCATCTCGGCCATGCGGCCCGGAGTCGAGGTCATCGCATACTCGCAGCGGCTCGCAGCCTCGGCTGGCATGTATCTCGCCGCCGCGGCCGATGCCATCCATGCTGCGCCGGGCGCATACGTCGGCAGCATCGGCACCATCGCCAGTCTCTCGGATGCCTCCGGATTCTGGGCCAAGCTCGGAGTGGAAAAACGAGTCTACACTGCCGACTCAGCCCTCAAGGGCCTCGGCGCTGGGCCGATCACGGATGCCCACGATGCCCACATGCGCCAAATGGTGCAGACCTACAGCGACGAATTCAAAGGCTGGATGGCTGAGCGCCGCGGAATCACCGCGGCCGCCATGCAGGGGCAGGCATGGGAAGCCCGGCTGGCCCCGTCTGGTCTGGTCGACTCCGCCTCGATTCCGACCTTCGAGGAATTCCTCGGGGCTCTGCTTTGACGCGGTGCGCAAAGGACACAAGAACCGCACCAGCCACCGCCTACCACATGCGCCATCACATCAAGTTTCTCGCAGCCGCCGCTGCTATCGCTTTCCTCATTGGGAATGCCTCTGCTCAAGAACCGATTCCTGCTACGCCACCAGGACCCGCGGCATCTACGCCAGCCGCTCCAGCACCAGCCCCGGCGCAGGGGCCTGAATCAACCCCTGCGCCGGCGGCCCGGAAGGAGGAAGAAGGAGAACCCGGCTTCCTCTCCCGCATCGCCGCCTACGCCTCCAGCAAGAAGCAACTGGCCACCACCATCGCCGGTCACGAGGCCGAGCTGACCAATCTGCGCGCCGCTGTTGCCGATCGCGATGCCACCATCGCCGCCCTCCAGCAGGAAGTGGCCGCCCAGCGCGCAGACCTTGAGAGGATCGGCGCGTGGCTGCAGAGTCAGGGACACGGAGCCAATGCCGCTTCCAATCCCGCCGCCGCTTTCGAAGCCGCGGTGTCCGAAGGAGTAGGCGCTGCTGTCCGCTCCCTCGGTGTCCCCGCAGTCACTATCCCTGCCGCCACGTCTTCCGAAGCTGCCAGCCTCAAGGAACTCGAAGAGCAGCTCGCCAACTGCAAATCCATCCGGGAACGGCAGGACTTCCTCGCCAAGCACAAAGACCGGATCTTCGGCAAAAACTGATCACCACCACGCCCAGCCCATAACCATCCAGCATCATGGCAGCCATCATCGACTCCAATCTCAAGCGCCAAGCGGTTCTCTCTGAGATCGTCCGCGCTCTCAAACCCCGGCTCAGCATGATCCGGGCCTTCGCCTACAAAGTCAGCGAAACCCCGGTCCGCCTTGAAGGCACCAACGTCGTCGCCGTCCCATACGTCCCTCTGGAATCCGCCACTTCGGTGGACTGGAACGCCGCCAATGGATACGTCGCTGGCGATGGCACCGTCTCCGCCAAGCCGATCACCGTCAACAAGCGGAAGTACCAGTCCCTTGGATACAGCTCGCAGGACGTCCGCGATCAGCCCGGTCTTCTGACCGATGAGATCATGGCCCAGAAGGTCTTCAAGCTGGTGGCCGATGTCAGTGACGACATCGCCAGCAGCATCACGTCGGCCAACTTCGGCGCGGCCGCCTACACCGGCTCGGCTGCATCGATGGCGATGAGCGTCGTGGCTACCCTCCAGCAGGCTGCCATCGAAGCGGAATTCCCCGAAGGCAGCCGCAGCCTCGTGCTCAATCCTGCCTACCATGCCAAGCTCATCACCGATTCCGGTGTCATTGGCAGCATGAACTACGGCAGCCCGGATGCCGTCCGCACCGGCACGGTTCCAGACCTGCTCGGGTTCCGCTACTACGGCGGGGCGAAGGTTCCGGCGAATGCGCAGAACCTCGTCGGGTTCATTGCTGTCCCTAGCGCCATCGGCATTGCCATGGCCCCCGTGGCTCCGGCCGCTGGCGTCCGCGACCAGCTCACCGCCTACGAGCAGTACATGGATGAAGACCAGACCTTCATCCTCACTTACCGCGAGTGGGGCAACCCGGCTCTCGACACCGTTCAGAGCATCATCGAGTGCGCCTACGGATTTGGTGTCATCGAGTCCGCTGGCCTCAAGCGCATCGTCTCCGCCTGATCCATCCGATCGGCTGAAGCATTACCATCATGCAGTTCTACGGTTTCACTGTTGGATTCAGGGACTCGGAGTCTCCTCCCGTCCTCATCGCCGGTCCGGATGTCTCCGTACCGGATCAGGAGGACGCTCTCGATGCCAAGGCCCGCGTCGACGATGGGGGCGGGTTTGCGGTCATCGAGATCGTCTTCAGCAATGGCCGGCCCACCCGCCGTGTCACCTTCACGACTCCGGAAGAGCAGGCAGCGCAGCAGGCCAAGGCCGAGGCCGCGGCGTCAGCGAAAGCAGAGGCCGAGGCGAAAGCCAAGGCCGACCGCATCGCCGCGCTGAAAGCCGAATTGGCAGCGCTCGAGCCGGGAGCAGTTGGGGAACAGCTCCCGGCTCCCTCTTCGGATTCCCTCGACGCAGACAAGGACCCCGCCGAGCCGGACGACCAGCCGGGCTCGGTGGAGGTTCCTGCGGGAGCCGATGGCCCAATCGGCGAGAAGGGCCCCGTCGGCACGGAAGGAATTCCGGCAGCCGAGGACTCCGCCGCCCCGTCCGTTAGCGGGAAGAAGAAGCGCTGACACACTCACCCAACCTTTGGTTTGGTTGGCCCCCGGCACCGGTTCGTCCGGGTCGGGGGCTTTTCTTTTCCTCTCATGAATCCGCTCTCAACATTTCGATTCCTCCGGCAGGAGACCCAGCGGGTCTTCGGCCATGGGACCTTCGCATTCTTCCCGACCTCCCGCGGCGGCACGGACTACACGCTCGTCCTGCCCTGCACGTCGTCGGCCGTCCGCGGTCGCAATGGCGATGCCGCGGGTCTCCTCAAGATGGCGACGGACTCCCGCACCATCGAGGTCGATGCGGCCTCGATCCCATACGATCCCCGACCCGACGACATCATCCTCTTCGGTTCTGCCGTCCGGAATGCCTCGTACCAGTGGGCAGCGGATCCGGCCAAGCCGCCGGCGAAGTTCCGGATCGTTTCCGCGGACAGGTCCTCATTCCACAGCCACTGGCGCATCGAAGTGGAGCGCCACGTCTGACAGATTTCACTGTCACACATCTGTACCAACTTTTTCCCGCTCCCGGAAAAAAATGTTCAAGGTCGTCGATCTCTCTGCCATGGAAAACCTCGTGCGCTTCGCCGCCTCGCGGGAACTCACCGGCCGGGAATTTCACAAGACCGCCCGCTATGCCATGCGGCTTTGGGTCTCCTTCGCGCTCAACAAAATCCGCGCTGCCGATCCCCGGAAGATCAAGACCGCACTGATGACGGTGGTCACGGCCTACTCGAACGTCCGGCCCGCATCGATCGGGAGCAAGACCAACCTCCGGAGCAGGAAGACCCAGCGGGTCCGTGCGGCCGATCAATACCGCGGGACGCTGGCCAGCAAGATCGTCGGCATGCTCGACTACCGCAATGCACGCCGGCTGTCTCGCGATCAGTTCTACCGGGTGGTCGGCAAATTCGTGCGAGGCCGGGTCTACGGTGCCCGCATCCACCGCGCGGGCCTCGGGCCTGCGCTCGATGCCACTGCCGACGTCGGGCGGGTCAAGCGCTACCGCTCGGAGTTCGGCCGCCTCCCGAAGTACCGCAGGCCGCCCGGTTCCTACGAGCAAAAGCTTACCGCCGAGACCGCCGACATCCTCGTGGAGAACTTCGCCTCGGCCTTCGGTGCGCGATCCAAGGGCATCGCGGGCATCGCGCCGGATGCATTCTCTTCCTCGGCCAAGGAAGTCGACCATCTCCTCGGCATCTATGCCGACCGCAACATCCGCGAGGCAGCGAAGCGCAACGGCTTCGACGTCCGCACCGCCGCCTGATCATGCCAGCCTATACCGCATTTCCTCCCGAGGATCGCATCCTCGCCGCCATCGACCGGGTCATCCGCACTGGGATCCCGGGCATCGCTGCCAGTCAGCCGCCTACCGCGTGGGCAGCTGGCGCGCCGTGCCCGTCGGGTCACTCCGTCCTCCCGGCCGGCGTCCGCATCTACCTCGCCGATGCCGATGAGGACATGGCCACGCCTGCCATCGTCGTCTTCCTCGAGTCGGACCCGCAGCGGGCCATTCAGCGATGGGAGGGCCTCTGGTCTGTCGAGTGCGCCATCGATCTGCTCATGCCGCTCGATGCGTGGGAGACTCAGCAGGCCCACACCATCGCGGGCTTCCTCAAGAACCTGCTGACCAACGACATCGCCCTTCCGTCCGGCGGTGTCTCGCGGGCCTCGGATCGTCTCTCGGATGCGGGACTGCTGGTCATCGGCGGCATCGAGGAGAACAACTTCACCGAGTCCTCCGTCGAGCGGCTGCAGGACAACGCATCCCATCCGCTTCTCTCCATCCGCTTCCGCATAATCTGCGCGGGCCTCATTCCCTGATTCCATCATGCCTCCCATTCCCATCGCTCCCGGCGCGGCCGTGGTCGTCCGCTCCCGCGTCCCCATCAATCCGCTCAGCATCACCACCCTCCGCGCGGAGGATGCCCTGCTCGTCGAGTCTTGCTCGGCCCGGGCATCCCGGCAGGAGTGGCGCAGGTACAACCGGAACGGCGATCTCATCGCCTTCGTCCGGCATTCGCCGCAGCTCATCTACTCGGTCGCGGCCACGGCTCTGGACCCGACCGGGGAAAACTTGAGCAACTACCACCCGGGACGCAACCTCAGCGACCGGGCGCTCGCGTTCCTCAATGGCCGCGCCCCGTTCCAGTTCCTCACCGAAGCCAGCGGTGCTCGCGTCGGCCGGCTCATCTACGGCGACCCTCAGCAGGACCCAGTCCCCGGCGATGCCATGCGGTGCAGCTTTTCTATCGAGCACATCTTCGTCGACCTTGATGAAGCCACGTACCCGGCCATCTCGGGCGGTGGGGAATCGGGCCCGTACCATGCGTTCTCGGTCTACTGGGAAGACTACAATGGCACGAAGAACCGCTTCCTCCGGGTCAAGTCGGGAGCGGAGCCGGGGCTCGAGAGTCTGCTGGCCAGCGGTCTTCCTCCGGCCCTCGCATACCTCATCTCAGAGAATGCCGGGTCCTCTCCCATCGATCCCCCTGGTGGCGAAACGCCCGCCGGCGCGATTACCGATTCCATCACCATCCTTGGGGTCTACGCCCACACTTCGTCCCAGTGGCTCTACGAGGCCGAGGGACTGGTGCCGTCTGCCAATCACTCCACCGAGATCTTTATCCCCTACTGGTACAATGCAGCCTCGGCTGGCTCCGCCACGGCCATCGTCGCGGGGGGGTACTGGTGCGGGACGACGCCGCCGACCACGCGCCCCGGCACCAGCCACGCGCGGGCGGCTCTCTGGTCGACGGCTGCGGGCTGGATCTCGGAACCGGCTCCCGGATCCACTCCGGCATGGACCCGCCCAGCGAATCCGCTGGCATCGGTCCCGGGCCTTTTCTGGGCCTGATTGACGGGCAGCGCAAAGGGCATGCCAGCCACTCCCATCAACCCGCTCGCGGCCGCTGTGGTCCGCACATCCGCGGCCTCTTTCTCTCAGTTCGCCTTCGGGGTCGCGGCCCCCATCGCGGGCCTGCTGCTCAACTCGTTTGCGGTGTCTCCCACGCGCGACGTGGTCCGGAAAAAGGACCACCGCGGGCACGAAGGCATCGTGGACATCATGTCCAATCCGCAGATCAAGGCCAACGTCGACGCCGAGAATCTGACGGTATCCGACGCCATGTCCAATGCCCACCCGGGCGCTGCGCTCTCGCCAGCAACGGTGGCCCCATACACCAGCAACCTCAGCCACGGGTTCCCGACCTCGGGTATCTGGGTCATGGGCAACCCGTCCCGCACGGCCACGCCGGCGGAACTCCAGAAGGTGACCTTCGAACTCACGCTCCGCTGGAGCCCGACCACCGATGTCCAGATCATCCAAGATAGCGATGCGGTCTAAAACTCGCTGAGAAGGAAGGGGACCGCTTCTGGATTTCCGGGGGCGGTCCCCGTTTCGCATCATGCATCGGCTCCCCATCTCGTTCCCCTCGAAGGTCGCACCATCCTCCCCGGTGGTCGACCTCGCCCGCAATCTGCAGGCCCATCCGTATGCGGTGGCCCTCGCCACCATGGGCTACCGCATCACCACAGACGCGCTTGCTGGAGACTTCGGCTCAGAGGTCACATGGTGGGTGGAAGACCGGCAGAGCGATGCGCAGGCTCTCTGCGTCCGGTACGATGCCAGCGGAGCGGTCCCGCTTCTCGCGGATCCTCCGGCGGGCTGGGAAATCTTCTGCGCCTGCATGGCGGGACTCTCGGCCTACGCTGCCCTCGCCTCATGGGCGGTCCTGCAGGCCAATCCCCCGAGTTGGGAAAAGCGGATGTCGTTCCTCTGGCCCACCACCGGTGCGCAGATCATCCGCGCGGAGGAACCCACCTCCGGGATCGATTCCCTTCCGGTGGCCGCGGCCCTCGCTGCCTGCGGATTCATTCCGGCCCCGCAGCTCTTCTCCGGGCCCTCTGGGTTCCCGGCGTGGGGCTTCCCGGAGCATTCGGTCACGTTCCCGGGCCTCCAACTCACGCCGCTCATGGCTGCCATCCAGCGGCCCGCTGAGGGCATCGTCGAGCCCATCCGGCTCCCGGGATACCCTCCGGAGGAACACCCGTTCCTCTACTCGCTGCAAGCCTGCCTCAACATGCCGGGCTTCCTCGAGGCCCGCAGGGCGGCCGAGGCCGCGCCCCGGCTCGCCTTCCGTTCGAAGTTCTCGGAGCGCTCCGCCATCGTCTCTGCCGACACCCTCCGCGAGGGTCGCAAGGACACGGCCCGCTTCCGCGATCGCCTCCTCCGCCATCTCTCCTCATGACATTCCACTCGTTCCCCCAGCATCCTCTCATGGCCGCGCCGACGCCCGCCCCGGCCCCGGTGGTCAATCTCGAGAAGCCGCTGATCTCCCGATTCCCCTGGCGCCTCACGATCGCGGGCAAGGCGGAATACTACGACGCCGGAGCCACCACCTCGATCCCGCAGACTCTCTCGGAAGCGCTTGTCTTCCTGTACGTCTGCGCCCATCCCACGGAGCACTTCTGGTCCCCACGCACTCCGGAGCATGAGGATGGCAGCGACTCCGCCCTCCCGCTCGGCATGGATCCTGTCAGCCTCCGGCGCGCCATCGCTACGTGGGCAGCCTCCGCCATCCGCCACAATGAGGAAGGAGAAGCCCTCGCACTTGCCCTGCAGCTGTGGGTCGACGGCCACGCAACCATGGCCACGCCAATCGGAGACGCTCCGCAAAAAAAAACGGAACCGCTCCCCATTGGACTGAGTGTTACGTCAACATCCTCACCAATGGAGACCCCGCCCGCCGCGACTACGTGCTCCACCGAATGTCTCTGCGAGAAGTGCATGCCAGCATGCATGCCCGACTCCACGCTGCCGGAGTCGACTGTCTGACCAACTCCGAAAGGGCCGCCCGCGAGGCGGCTGTCCGCTCTCAGCTCGAAGCCCTCAACCTCTGATCCATGGCCGGCCGCAAATCATCCATCGGTGCCCAGCTCACTCTCGATAAGCGCGGATTCAAGGCTGCGCTCGACGGTGCCAAGCAGGACGCGGGCGCATTCAAGGCTGGGCTCGAGCAGATGAAAATCAGCAAGGGGGCCCTTGCCGGGGAGGGGTTTGCGGTGGGCCGATGGACGGAGCTGAGCAGCAAGATCAATGTCATCGGAGGCGGCTTGAAGATGGTGGGCGGCAGCGCGGTGGCCATGGGGAAATCGATGTTTTCTGCCGAGGCATCATTCGAGAATCTGGTGCGCGGTCTGTCCTCGACGAGTGACGGATCGGAGACCCTGCGGGAGGAACTCGAGGCCCTCCGCGAGGTCGCCAAGATGCCAGGCCTCGGATTCCGCGAAGCCATCCAAGGTGCCACCGCCCTCAAGGGCGCCAAGCTCTCCGCTGCCGAGGCCCGTGAGGCGTTGGTGGCGTTCGGGAATGCGCTGACCAATGCGGGCAAAGGAAAGGCGGAACTCAATGATGTCCTCATGTCCATCCAGTCGATGATCTCGACGGGGCAGGTGGACATGGAAAACCTCAAGGAGATCGCCACCCGCATCCCGGGCTTCCTCGAGCTGGCGGCCCGCGTCCCCAAGGGGAATGCGCTCGAATGGGTCCGCGGAATCATCAAGGAACTCAAGCAGCTTCCGCAGGCTGCAGAATCCGCGCAGGACAAGGTCGACAACTTCAAGGACGCGCTCGATCAGAAGCGGATCGGCATGACCGGTGGGAAGACCGCCGGCATCATCGGGGCCCTCACGGGCGAAGCCATGAAGCTGCTGCAGGGCGAGGGCCTCTCCCTCGAGTCACTGACCGAGGCTGCCACTGGCGAGGACATGATCGCCAAGTACCAGCCCAGCGAAGAAGAACTGGCGCGCCGAAAGAGGCTCCGCGAAGAACTGGCCGCGGCCGAGGCCGAGCAAAAACGGCTGGCCGAGCAAAAGGTGAAGGACGACGAGGAGGCAGCCACGCAGGCAGCCAAAGATGCGCAACTGGCAGCCACGAAACCACAGCGGGATGAGGCCATGGCATCGCTCGAAGTCCTGCGGCTCCGCGCTGCTGGCAAAAACAAGAAGGCCGATGAGCTGCAGCAGAAGCAGGCGGAGACGGCCCGCCGCGCGCAACTGGAGGCTGCTGGCATGTCGCCAGATCAGGCAGCAGCTATGGCATCTGAAGAAACGTCCCTGAACAAGGCAATCGCTTCCGGTCGCCGGAAAACGTACAAGGGGGAAGCCGATACGGGCCTTCGTGGTCTTGCTGCATACGATGAAATGATGTATCGGAAGGACCTCTCTTCGCTCAACGAAGAATGGTCCTTCACCAGCCTCGACGCATACAAGGGAATGCAGGAAAAGAACCGCCCGAAAAAAGAAGCGTCTGCCGCCGCTGGCTCCCGGGCCAATGCAACGGCTGGGGACCCGGTCACCAAGGCGCTCAACGATTGGGGACCCAAGATGGTGCAGGAACTCACTGCCGTGAATCAGAAGCTGGAGGCGATCAACTCTAAGCCAGTGGACCGACTATGATCCTCGAAGACTACGATCTCTCAAACGTGGCCGGCGGCGGCGGCCGATGGGACTGGGAAACCGATCCCGTGCTCCAGCCGAATCCGCGCGGGTTCGATACCCTCTCCGCCACCATCTGCTTCCGCGGATCGATCAGCCAGCTCAACAACCTCTACGACCTCGGGGCCCAGAATGCTCCGGGGTTCGGGTCGTCCCGGGAACTTTTCTACGCAGGCCCGACCGTCCGCGAGTCCCGGTTCGGCTACCTCATCGCCGATCTCCAGTGGGCTGGCTACTCGTCGCCGCCTCTCGCCTTCAATGGGATCGGGCTGCTGGGCACCGGGGTCCGGGTCAACAGCATCGACCTCGGTGTCTCCCCGGAGGAATCCCTCTGGCCACAGGAACGCGACGGGGTAACGGTCATCCTTCCGGCTCCCTACGCGCCGCCGGGCAACGGCATCCGTCAGGTCGGCGTCTTCCAGACGGGTGGAACATCCGTCGCCCTGACTGCCCAGCCATGGCGGGTCCGCCTCCTCGGCCGGCGCTACACGTACAGCGTCCGCGGATCGTTCCTCGCGACCCGCAACCAGACGTTCAAGCCGCCCACTCTCAACCTGCCCAACCCCTACACAGCCGACCCCACGGCCATCAACTGGCAGGCCATGCCGGACCCACTCGTCACCTATGCCGAGGGCCTGCCGTCTGGCGGGGATGGATGGTGGACGGGGTCGCACCGGGTCATGGCCGAGTACATACTCGGCGACCGCAAGCTCCAGATGTGGGAAGCGGACTACGAATGGGTCCGCCGATACGGCCCCTGATGATTGACGCGCCCAGCAATGGGCATGCAGCCGTTTCGATACAAAGTCGCCGCCGGGGCCGCCACGGTCGCGGAAATCATTCCGGCCGAGGCCGACCTCACGCAGTCCATGCGGTTCTCCGTTGAATTCGGCACGCCGATTTCCTGCGAGGGACCCAACTTTGCAACGGTGGCCGACCAGTCCACGCCGGGCGCTTCCCGCTCCATCGCCCTTGGCCCGTCCTCGTTGACCTCCGGGCTTCGAAATGGGATCGTCCAAAATCCCGATCTGCAGACCGTCCGGCAGCTGACGGTCTCGCTCGAGCCTGTCCCCCAGCCGATTCACGACTGGATCCCGGGGGCCACGACCCGCCTGTCCTTTGCGGCCTTTGGAAGCATCGATGCGCCGGGCACGCTTCAAAACCAACTCATCGCATCGGTCCGCGCGCTCGGATCGCCCACTGTGCTGGTGGCTGGCAACTTCGCTGCTGGGGTAGGGGAGGGAGGCGCTACCATCCTCAACTCCGCCACCGCGGCATGGGCCACGGAAATCACTGCCCAGCGCTTCCTCCCGGCTCTCGGTACGCAGGAACTGGTGGCGAACAACATCCTCAGCCTCTGCGCGGCCAAGTTCCCATACGTGACTGAATTCGGCGGGGGCTCTCCGCGGCATTACTACGACCGCACGTTCGGGGTCGACACCAACGGCGTCGCCCTCGCTCATGTCTTTATGCTGTCGGGAGGCATTGAAGGGTTCGACGTCGAGCCATCGATCTCCTCCGCCGTCCTCCGCCGGAACCTTGCCCAATGGAACTGGATGGAGACGCGACTGGCTGCAGTGGCCAGCCGATTCCGCATCGCGGTCATCCACAACCCGCCAGTGTCCTACGCGGATCCGTCGGATCAGGACAATGTCCAGCTGCTTCCGGAGGCCGTCGAGTTGGCCCGGTCTGGCCACTTCGATCTCATCCTCTGCGGGAACAGCAAAACGACCGAGACCTTCGTGGTCGCTGGCACCCGCATCATCAATGTCTCCGGCTGCGTGGGCGGATCGACATCCACGCCTGATGTCTTCGGCACCACGGCCCTCCTCGAGCAAAGCGAGCGCAGGCCAACCGCTGAATGCTTCGCCGCCATCGAGGTCACCAAAGACGCCATCCGCTGGGAATTCCGCGAGCGTGTCAGCGGGGCCATCGTGCAGGCTCAATCGATGGCTCCCAAGCCGCCGGCTCCGCTGGGTGCGGTCATGGTCTCCATCGCTGACTACAACGACGGCGACGAGCCATGGTATCTGGCCCGCATGCCGCTCATCCCCGGGGCTGCTGTCTCTCTGGTGGTGCCCGATGGGCTGTCTCTGGAGGGGGACAATGCCGCTCTCCTGTTCGACCCCATCGCGGGCCGCCCGGCCCCTCGCGGCTGCCAGCTGCGGGCTCTCGTCTCTGGTTTCTGACCCATCCGCATCATGATCGTTCCATCCGCTTCCATCCTTTTCGAGTCCGGCTTCCTTTGGCAGCCGCCCACTGCCGGGGCCACCGGCGCATTCCGCGGGGTCGCGAGCGACCGCGTGGAGCTGGCTGTCGATTCGGCCATCAAGCTCAATCTCCTGCCGACCGCCGCAGGCACCTACCTGATCGACAACTTCCCGGCCGTGGAACTGGCCGACGTCCCCATCCAGACGCTCAGCGGATTCGCTGCCAGCTTTGCCAAGATCAAAGGCATTCACGTCCGCGTCTCGGCCTACGATCCGGATTCGGCATCGAGCGGAGCCGTCACGGTCACCATGACCGACATCTTCAATCCGCAGGATGCGGCCCACATCCTCGGCATCGGCGACAGCATCGCCATGACCCGCAAGGCCGGTGTCTCGACGGTCGCAACGTCTGCCATCTCTCTGGCAGTCAGCAGCCCGGTGAATCTCCGGATCGAAGTCATGCTCTTCGGCGACGTCGTCAGCGGATACGGAACCTAAGCCCATGCTGCACTGGGTCGCCTGCCATTACAATCCCTGCGAGTACGAGCGCCCGCAGCGGAACCTCGAGCGCTTCGTGGCGGGCATGATCCGTCAGAATGTGCCGGGGACTCTGGTCTCTCTGACTCTCGACACGCCGGGCCTGCTGCCTGCCGGCAGTCGATTCGATTCTCCGCTGGTCACTGAGATCGAGCTGAGTCTTCCATGGGATACCCCGGCCTTCTGGTGGAAGGAGGCCATGCTCAACATCGGCGCGGCCTCGCTCCCGCCGGAGGTCGACAAGGTGGCTGTCCTCGATGCCGACATCGAGTTCCTCGATGACGACTGGGCCGCCAAGGCCTCGGACGCCCTCGACGAATTCCCGGTCATTCACCCATGGCATCGGGTCCGGTACACCACCCCAGAGGGAGCCGATGACGAGTGTCGCCCATCGACCGGATACGGTGCCCACCACAACTCCCTCGACGAGTGGGTCCAGTATCATCCGGGCTGCGCATGGGCGTTCCGCCGCTCATTCCTCGAGCAGATTGGCGGATGGTATGTCTCCCCAATCTCGCATGGGGACACCCTGTTGGCGCTGGCCTGCACGGGCCGCCTCCATGCCGAGCATCCGCGAGTCAACCGCCTCGGCCGCGCCCACATCGACGACATCCTCCGCTGGGCCAATGGCATTCCGGCGGCCGCCGGCGGCACCATCGGCCATATCCGCGGAGAGATCCGCCACTTCTGGCATGGTTCCCTCGAGAACCGGCGATACCCAGACCTCCCCTCATTGATCCAGCAATATGATCCGACCACCGACCTCGCCACGGATCGCCACACCGGCCTCCCCATCTGGTCTCAGCAGGCTTTCGCCGACAAGCCGGAGCAAGTGGCTGCCATCGCCGACTACTTCGCCGCCCGCCGCGAAGACGGATGATCCTCTGAGAGTTGACGAGCCCCGCATAAGTCATGACAGAACCAACTTCGCAGCCGCCATCCTCGACCACTCCTGCTCCGGTGCAGCGCTATCCGCTGCCTATCCCGGCTCCGGCCACGTCCGAAGACCTGGCGGCCCGCGAAGCGTGGAAGACTCTGGCCAAGGCATCGCTTCGCGATCACGTCGACTGGATCCTCAATGGCATCTGGTGGCTGATGCGGAACAGCCCGCCGATCCTCCCGCCGATCCCGCCGATCGTGCAGAAAGTCGCCAAGGCCCAGCTCGCCGAGGAGCCGATCCCGTGAACTACCCGGCCATCCCATTCCATCACCGGCTCCCCGCCGCTTCGAATCCGATGCCTCTGACATCCGCTGCCGCCTCCCTGCCTGTCCTCGCTGCTGTCCTCGCCGACGTGGCGGCATATATCGTCATCATGGCGCAGGACGCGGCGGTCACCGTCGCGGCGCTCGACATCGAGGCCCCATCCGTCCAGGACGCCTACGCGGTCCTCGGTGCCATCCTTGCCTCGACCATCGCCCTCATCGAAGCGCGCTACAAGGGCCGGGACTTCGCGCCGGCAGTGTCCAACTTTCTGGCCTGCGCATCGATCGGCAGCTTCGCCCCAACCATCGCTTACCACGTTGGCCTGCAGCTTGGCACCATCGGCCAGGATACCCGCTGGGTCCACACATGGCAGGCATGGGCCGCTGCCGGATTTGTATGCGGCATGAATGGCTGGTGGCTGATCCACCACGCCACCGCCTTCATCAAGGACTGGCTGCCACACAAACGATCCACTCGCCGCCGCTGACCTCATGAGGAACTTCCCGATCGCCATCAGCTACGCCCGCACGGACGCGGGAAAGATCGCCCATCCAGCCGCGAATCCGCTGCGGATCACGCTATCGATGGCGGCCGGCGAAACGCTCGCCGCGCCCTGCGTCCTCAAGGCGGAGCTGCACACGTCGCGATTTGTCGGGGCCAACACGACCCCGCTCGCGGTCGTCTCGGCTGCCGCCGCCCCTATCCAGACGGAATGGGTCCTCGAGTTCTCCAGCGCGCAGATGAATCAGCCGACGCCTCCCGAGGGCGTCCGCAAGCTCTGGCTCGTCGTCTATGCGGCCGAGGGGAGCACAGTCCTCTACACCTTCGGCGGGTACGACGTCGACCTCGGATGGCACGCCATCAGTCAAACCACCGCTCCTCCTCCATCGGTCCCTCTCCTGGCTGATGTCGGCGGCTCCCCATGGGCGACGGCCGTCGCCTACAAGACGAACCATATCGTCGGCAGCGGCGGCGCAATCTATCTGGCCGTCTCCGATCACACGTCATCGGCCGCCACGCAGCCGGGCACCGGAACGGACTGGCAGACGGTCTGGGCCCTCTTCCAAGGAGGCACCGGCCCGGGCGGTGGCAACACCATCCTGAGCGGCGCGGGTGCTCCATCCAATACCGTTGGAGCTACGGGCGATTTCTGGGTCAACACGACCAGCTGGCTCATCTACGGCCCGAAGGCGGCCGGAGCATGGCCGGCAGGTGTATCGATGATCGGACCGCAAGGCCCGCAGGGGCCGCAGGGGCTGACCGGAGCAACCGGCCCGCAGGGGCCCCAAGGCCCGCAAGGACTGACAGGAGCGACCGGTCCAACCGGGCCCCAAGGCCCGCAGGGGCTAACGGGAGCAACCGGAGCAACAGGAGCGACCGGCCCTCAGGGCCCGCAAGGACTCAAGGGAGATACAGGGAACACCGGGGCGACTGGCCCGCAAGGTCCGGCAGGCCCTCAAGGGCCAACCGGATCAACCGGTCCAGCTGGCGCAACTGGCGCGACAGGACCAGCCGGTGCGGCAGCCACCGTGACCGTCGGCAGCGTTACTACGCTTCCCGCCGGATCGGATGCGACTGTCACAAATTCCGGAACATCATCTGCTGCGGTGCTCAATTTTGGGATCCCGCAAGGCGCGGCCGGCACCGGCGGCGGAGGCGGCGGCGACCCGATCCAGACTTACAGGGCGTCTCAGCTGATTCCGGCGACGACCAACGGGGCTGGAGTGGACTCGCTGGAAAATGGATGGAACCGGGACTTCCTGACTTTCCCGCTATCCGCCAATCGTTACGCGGAACTCGAAATCGGCTGGCCGACCGGATGGGTTGGGTACCAGTACCGTGTGATCTGGAGGTCTACCGGGACGACAGGCAATGTCCTGTTCAGGTCAGAGGCCCGGTGCTTCGCTGACTCTTCTGCGGAAAACGGGAGCGCCGGGACAGCTGTAGACGTCACCGACTCGGCGAGCGGCACGGCGCAGCAGGTCATGGTTTCCAGCTGGTCGTCAACGGTTACTCCCGGAGGCTCAGTCGCCGATGGAGCGCCGACGCAGATCCGTATTGGCCGGATCGGCCTGAGCGAGACGAGCCCGCTTTCCCAGACGGTCTGGGTCCAGATGATTCAACTCAGGGCCGCACCAGTATGAGCAGACGCCAGCGACATCTGACGCTTCGCCCGCTGCCTGGTGCAGCGCTGCAGTTGGACTCCCGTGTTGTTGCAGAGGCGGTCGGCAGCACGGTTCAGAGTTGGCCGGATCGTTCTGGGCTGGGAAGGAATCCGACACAGTCGAACTCCGCAGCCAGAGCCAGTGTGGCCATCGGCGAAAGCGGGCAGCGGTGCCTGTCATTCGATGGAGCGAGGTTCTACCAGATCCCATCCAGCACTGCTCTCTTCAACGGGCTGCACAACGGCTCTCCATCACTCGTTTTTACTGCTGCACGTCCCGCCACTCCGGCTGCGCCGGCTCCGGAGGCTGCGTATGTCTTGTGGGGGAACAATCGGACCGGGTCAGCGCAGGTCGGGGTCACGATTTACTGGGATAATCGTGCTGCAGCGTCGGCGTCAAATGCTCTCAGGGGTTCTATTTCGCGAGGGATAAACCAAGCCTTCGCAGCCGTGATCACAGCGAATAATTTTTGGCCGGGGAATGCTTGGCGGATCAATCGCGCGGCATTTGATGGCGACGCTGCCGCCGCCGACAGGCTGACTTTCCGCAATTCAGGAGCGGCTCCCGTTGGCGGAAATACAGCGACTGATCCTCCAACGACCAGCAATGCTTCCTTGGACATGTTTATTGGTTCGGCGGCATCGGATCTTCCGACCGTCCAATTCGTCGGTCTGATGGGGGCTGTAATCATGTTCCCCAACCACTCCCTGTCTTCGTCGATGCAACGGAGAATCGACCACGCGCTCGCCGCAGCTTTCAAGATCACTTGCGAATGAAATTCACTAACCCGCTGTACCCGGATCAAATCATCGAGGAAACCGATGCCGAGCGCATCGCGCACATGACGACGTATGGGGGCTGGGTGGAAATGCCACCGGAGCCAGAACCTCCGCCTCCTCCGCCTCCAATCCGTCGAGTCTGGCAAACTGCTGCAGATTTCTTGGCCGAATTTTCGCAGCAGGAACAGCTGGAGATCAGCATTTCGCAGATTCCTGCTGTCCGGGCCTTGGTTCTGTCGCTGTCCGTGTGGCCGTCAGAGATGTGGAGCGACGACGCCCGGGTACAGGCAGGCTTCCATGCCCTGATCGAGTCCGGCCTGCTGACTGAACAGCGTGCCAACGAAATCCTCCATCCTCCCGGTCTGCAACCATGATCCGCATCCTTCTCCTCGCCACCTGCGCAGCGATGACCAGCTGCGCCACCACGGCCGGCCTCAACATTGAATACCGTGGCGACGTCGGCGGAATCCCAGTGTCCGTCCGCTACGCCGGAGGGAAAACCTCAATCCTCGTGGACAGCCACGGCCGCACTCAACCAACCGACCAAAAGTAAGCAATGCCCTCCGTCATCGCAAAACCATCCCTCGGAGCGGCGCTCGCCGCCATCGCAGCCAAGGACGTCAATAAGCTCGAGGCGAGCCGCAATCGTGCGCCATGGATCCAGAAGTACTGGCCGGCCACGGACTATCCGGAAGGCCACACGAATCGCGAGCCGTACTGCGCCGCGGCCGTCTGCTACTGGGTGGCCGAGTGGCTCAAGTCCCCTGAGGTGCTGGCAAATCTCGGCATGACAGCCGCTCAAGCAGAGCGCTGGCGTTGTAAGAGCCCTCGCGCATTCGGTCACCTTGAATGGGCCCGGGCCAAGGGCGTCCGGATCCTCAGCGATGCCCCTGGCCTGCGCCTGCAAGCCGGAGACCTGATGGTATTCGACATGTCCCACATCGGAGTGGTGGAAAGCCAGACCGGCAACACCGTCTACACCATCGAAGCCAACACCGGCGCCAGCGGCGGCCGCGACGGCGACGGCTGCTTCCGGAAAATTCGTCCGCGCAGCATTGCCCGCGCCTTCATCCGCCTCGTCCGCTGAGTGTTTCCACGCCTTTCCTGATTAGGAAATTAGGAGTGGCATTAGGAGCCAGACCGAAAAAAAGCCCCACTCCGGGGTGATTTCCCGGAGTGGGGCGGTGATGGTCGGGCTGGCGGGATTCGAACCCACGGGACAAAACGGCGGTTTTACGGGGACTGGATGCGGTTTGGGGAAGCGGTGCGGCGCTTTGTTTTCCTTGTGTTTTCCTTCTTGGAATTAGGAGGCATTAGGAGCAGGATGGGCCGATGGCGTCGGTCCACAAATCGAAGAAATCCCGTTTCTGGCATGGGTCCGTATGGATTGATGGCAGGCAGGTGTTCCGGTCGACGGGGGAAACGGACAAGTCGAGGGCGCTGGCGGTCGCAATGGCATGGGAGGCGGCGGCAAAGGGGCCGAAGATCGATGGGGTGGGGCAGGCTCGAAAGGTGCTGGAGGATTTGCTCCGGAGGGTGCATGGATCGGATGTGCGGACGTCTGTGCCGGTCCGGGAGTATGTGGGCGGCTGGCTGCGGGATCAGGCTGGGGCGGTGGCGGATTCGACGCTGGCCTTTTACCGGGGGGCCCTGCAAGGGTGGCTGGAGTGGCTGGGGCCTCGGGCGGAGCAGGGGATCGATCTGATCGGCCGGGAGGATGTGGTGGCCTGGAGGGAGACGGAAATTTCGCGGGTACGGGCGAAGACGGTGTCGCAACGGATAAAGGCTCTCCGGGCGGTTATGCGGGCGGCGCTGAGGGATGGGATGATCGCTGCGGATCCGACGGATGGGGTTCGCTCGCCAAAAGCGCCGGCCCGGGAGCGGAAAGTGCGCAGGCCTTTTACCCGGGAGGAGATCGAGCGGGTGCTGGGGCTGGCGGATGGGGACTGGCGATTGATGATCCAGCTGGGCCTGCAGACTGGGCAGCGGCTCGGGGACCTGGTGCGGATGGATTGGCGGGATCTGGATCTGCAGAAAGGCATCTGGACGCTGACGGCTGGGAAAACGGGGCGGCGGGTCCTGGTGCCGCTGGGGGAGGGGGTGCTGGCGGAGTTGCAGGCCCGGGGGCCGCGGCCGGCGGGGGATGTCTTCCCGCCGCTGGTGGCAAGATTGGGGGGTGCTGGGCAGGTGGGCCTGCTGAGCAATGACTTCGCAGCGGTGCTGTGGCGCGCCGGTCTGCGACGGTACAGCCCGCATGATCGGGTGGCCAAGGGCGGCCGGAAGGCGGAACTGGTCGATGCCGGATCGGATCGGCGGGAGCAGCAGGAACTGAGCTTCCACTCGCTCCGGCACACGGCCCGCAGCTGGCTCGAGGAGGCCGGGCAGCCGAAGGCCGTCATCGATGCCTACGTGGGCCACTCAGGAGATATGGGGCGCGTTTACACGACCGTCGGCATGGAGGCTCTGCGCGCCGCGGCGGCCGTGCTGGGGGCGGCAGTGGCACCGCGGAGCGGGGAGAAAAACGGGCAGCGCTGAAGGCTGGACAGGCGCGGGGAAAACTGCATGATGGTGGGATGCATGCTCAGCATCAAAAGCCTGTGCCTCCAAGGATCCAGCCTCCTGCGCCGCCGCAGTATGTGTATGTGGTGGATGAGCGGCAGAAGGAGCCGTGGCGGGCTGCGGAGCGTGCGGGGGTGGCGCTGAATGTGATGCTGCTGCTGGTGGCGGGATTGTTTGCGGCGAGCGGTGGGGTGGCGTTTTCCGGGCAAGCTGAGACGGGTGCGGTCGGTGGATTGGTCTCGGGAGGATTGCTGGTCTTGCTGGATCTGGTCTACTGGATCGGCGTGGTGGTAGTCTTCATCATGCTGCTGGTGCATGGGGCAGCGGTGCGGGCCGTGCTGATGGTGGTGGTGTCCGGAATCTGCTTTGTGCTGGCGATGATGCTGGCGCTGGGGGGCGTGGTGGGATTCCTTGGCTGGGCCGGAAAGGAGCAGGCCGCAGCCGACAAGCAGCTGGAGCAGGTGGCGGCAGCCACGGCCTCGGCCGTCCAGGACAAAGCCATGCAAAGCGGTCTGCGCCGCGATGAACTGCTGCTGGAGATCTCGAAGGCGGCGAAGCTCTCCAATCCGGTGCATCGGCAGGAGGCGCGCAGCGACATCATGCAGCGCTCATGGCATGGCATGCATCCTGAAGACGGGAAGGCTGTCCGCGATGCCATCGACATCGAGTTGGGCCCGCCGGCGCGGCCTCCGGTGAGGGGGCTTGGTAGGTAAGACCATTTTCGTGGCGTCACGAAGATGATGCCATGGAACGAAAAACCCCGCAGGCCGTTGGGCGCTGCGGGGTCTGTGCTTTTATTGGCCTATCTGTAAAGCGATCGAATTATCGGGAACTCCGGATACTGGCGATCGCTCGCGCCAATCTGCGCGCCTCCATAGCCGTCTGAATAGGCAATGGCCTGATGGCAAAAGACCGCTTCGACTAAGCGTTCCTGCGGTTCTGGTGTGAATCCATCCAGCGCTTCCAGTGTTTTTTCGGCGGTTGGGTATTCCCAAAAGCCAAGGGGCTGCCCAACTTCATCGCCGGAGGAGCGCAGCTTGCACCATGCAATTACAGCGATGCATGGTTGGCGTGATACGACGATGCGGTCGTGGGGGGAGGGTTGGCCGAGTTTTTTGATATATTGTTGCATTTTTGTTTGGTTTGGTCCGCGGGGTCTCCGCGGCCTGATAGTACTCTAGCAATTGTTCCTATCAACCCAAAACTGGAACGCCCCGCAGAGCATTGCCGTGCGGGGCGTTCCATTTCTATTGAAATGATTTAAGACGGGTCCTTCATCGGTTTTGTCAGCGACTGAGGCCCCTTGTAGATGATCGGTTCGGCGGCTTTCGGTGTGGGCTTGTCGGCGGCTTTGGCTGCATCGGCCTGGTAGGATACCGGCTGCTTGATGATGCCGCGGATGAGATCGATGAGGAGGGCTTCGACCGTGACTCCGCGGGCCTCTGCGGCGCGCGAGAGTTGGATCATCTCCGGGATGGTAAGCGGGATCTGGATCCGCCCGTCCTTCTCGGCTTTGAGGAACGCCATGAGCCGGGCGATGTAATCAGGGACGGTCCTGCTTTCGCGCCATTGGCTGACAGAGGAAGTGGCGACACCCAGTTTTTCGGCGAGGTCGCGGCCGCTCAGGCCTAATTCTTCTTGGATGCTGCGGAATTCGGAATTCGTCATGCGGGCACCTTGCGCAGAAAAATTCACATATGCAACTTTTTTCCGTTGACGGATTCGCAATGTGAATCTTTGATGCGCCGGAAATCAAATCGTGAATATGAGCAAGACACCTGACGACGCTGAAGCCACTACCACCACCCGCGTGACCTTGGAGATCGCTCTCCGGCCCACGCTCCCGATCGAGGAGCTGGAGCAGCTCTCTCGGCTCGCCGAGGCGCAGGGGACGACGGTTGAGGCCCTCATCCTGCGCGGCATCCGCGAGGTCATTTCGGCCTGAGGATTCGGGACATGGCCGCCGGGGCGACCGCGGCGGGGCCGACCGATACGCTGCGGTCTGCCGAAGCCAGTTTCATGGGCGGACTGGAAGGGTCCGTCGGCACAGGTCGCAAACTTTCCCCAACTAGCCCCGCGAGGGGCGCAACCAAACCAAGCCAATGCCATATACGTACAAGAACACGAAGCCACTGAAGCGCGGGTGGCGGGAGAGGACTGCTGCCGAATTCCTCCCGATCATGCATGCCATCTGCTGGCGGGGTGAGCCAGCCCCGATCGAGCACCGGGATGCGGTGCGGGTCATCCTTTGGAGCCTGAAGAGCGACAAGGTGACGGTAAACCTCTGGGACCGGATCGGTGCCCTGCCAGTGGAGATCCGGGTGGAGGTGGCGTCGCTGATCTGCTGCTGCGATGCTGGATACCGGGAGCGTCTCGTCGAGCAGCTGCTCGAGGCGGACGCGGAGTACCTCC